GACAATGAGTAAAAAAACAAATCAAAAAAAGAAAGTCAATATTAGACTTAAAAATGGAGAATCTTTCTTCATTGAAGATATTGATGTAATTCTTCATATACAAAAAACATACGCCAATCTACTCAGATCTGCTAAATCAGATTATGACAGAGTTGTTTGCAATAGAATTATAGAAGCAGTAAATTCTGCAATAGAAAATACTAACAATACAGGAAATGATGGATTAGATGATGAAAACTACTGGATTTAGATATCTTGCTGCCACGGTTTTAGTGGCAACTTCTTTTTATATTTTTTGGAAAAGAAATAAAAAAACAGTAGAAAAATTTAATTTGTTTTCTAGTACAAAAAATTATAAACCATATAATTCTTTTATTGAGCATTTTGAATCAAAAAATATTAATGAAGCATACGATAAATATAAAAAGTATTTAGAATTTGGAATGAATAAAGATAACGCTTTTAAAAGTGTCATAGAAAATAAAATAACAAAAAATGATTGATCTTTGTATTGTTAATCATAATACTAGATCTCTGCTAAAAAGACTTTTAGATAATATTCATAGGGGTTCATCTATAGCCAATAAGAATTGGCGTCTGTATATAGCAGATAATGGATCTACTGATGATACGGTTGATTGGTTTAGGGAAAATGATTTAAATTATAAAATTGATAGAGTATATTTCAATCAAAATGTGGGGTACTCTTCAGCCTGTAATCAACTAGCAACCCTTGGAAATTCCGCAATTATCGGACTGCTCAACGCCGATGTTTGGCTCAGTAATGAAGATATAAATAAAATAGTTAAAATTTTTAAAGAAGATTCTAATATACACATACTCGGTCCAAAACAAAGAGATGAATATAGTCTGATAAGACATGCGGGTATTGTGGGTACAAATACTGCGCCAAAACATAGGGGGTGGATGCAACCAGATCCGAATGATACGCTGTTCAAAGATAGAGTAGAATGCGTTACCGTTTCGGGCTCTGCGTATTTTATTCGAAGAGAAGTCTGGAATACATTGACGTGTAATAGTAAATACAGAAAATTATATCCCAATGCAATAGGGGCATTTCTGCCAACTCCCCATTATTACGAGGAAACTTGGTGCTCATACTTTGCTCGTCATTTAGGGTACAATGTAATATATGATGGTTCTGTATCAATTGGCCACACCTGGCACGCATCTTCGCCAAAACCAGGTGAAGGCTACAGCGCCGCAGATGCACAATTTAAAATAAGTCAATCTATATTTCGTGGAGCTTGTGATTACATGGGAATAGAGAGAGATTAATTTTGGAAAAAAAAGTATTATCACTTTTTTCGGGCGTTGGTGGTTTTGATATAGGTTTTCATCGCGCAGGGTATCGTACTACATTTATGTGTGAATGGGATAAACACGCTGTTTCAGTACTCAATCGACATTTTCCCGAAATTCCCAAATGGGGCGATATTAAAACCCTGACGGGTCGTCACATTTTGTCAGTTTCTGAGCCGCCTGATGTAGTTATTTGGGGATCGCCATGTCAAGATCTTTCTTTTTCTGGAAAAAAAATTGGCTTAAAAGGTGAGCGTTCAAGTTTATTTTATGAGGGTGTCCGTATAATAAAAGAAATTAAGGAGCAAACAAATGGAAAATATCCAAAAATCTCTATCTGGGAAAACGTCTGCGGTGCACTTAGTTCCAACAAAGGCGTTGATTTCGGAATCGTCCTCGATCAAATGGCTGAAGCAGGGGCATTGGTCCAGGAATGGCGAGTCTTGGATGCGCAATACTTCGGAGTCCCCCAACGACGCAGAAGAGTGTTCCTCGTCTCTGTCTTCGATTTTACAGCCGCCGAGCGATGTTCCTCCTCGATATTCACTATCGGCAAAAGCCTGTCAGGGGATTATAAGAAGAGCAAAAAACAGATCAAAGAAACTACCCCCGATGTTGGAGAACGCTTTGAGGAAAATAGCAATGAACATGGGGTAATAACGAAATCGAATGAACAGTCTTGTTACAGTAATTATAATCCAATAATTGGTCCGTTGGCAGCCTCTGATTGGAAGTTTCCCCAACAACAGCAAGTTTATGAAAATAAAATAATTTTATGGGAAAATCAAAATACAATTACAACTCTGGGTGATAAAACTCATTCACTAACAAATAGAGTAGGAGTCACAGAAGACGGTGGAGGAAGAGGAACCCCAATTGTGGCAACGTCAAACACATCGGAAATGATAGTTCGAAAACTTACCCCAATTGAGTGCGAACGTCTAATGGGGTGGCCGGACAATTGGACTGCGGGACAGTCGGACAAGCAACGCTATAAACAATGCGGCAACGGGGTTGTATCACCGGTTGCCACTTGGATTGGACAAAATATTATATTACTGCTATAATTCAATATATACAATGATCAAAGGAAGTATATGTCAGATAAATTAAATCCTTGGATTTATAACGCAGAAATAAAAAAAGTTATCGATGGCGATACATTTGATATCATTATTGATTTGGGTTTTGATACCCTTAAAAAGGGCAGGGTTCGTCTTTACGGCGTAAACACGCCAGAAAGCCGTACTTTAAATCTTGAAGAAAAACAAAAGGGATTAGCCGCTAAAGAGTTTACCGATCAGTGGTTAACTCGCGCAAATCATAAAGTAAAGATTGAAACAATAATCAATAAGAATGAAAAATACGGAAGAGTATTAGCCAAGGTTTGGGATTCAGGTGGCAACTGCCTTAATGCCGATATAGTGGCCGCTGGTCTTGCCAGGGAGTACTATGGTGTAGGTGATAAGACCTGGACAGAATTTAAGAAAGATAATTAGCGTAGACGTTATTTTTGGCTAAAACAAAAAGATTTTGCGACTTAAAGTTGATTTCTTTTTGCGATGTAGGTATAATATCAACTGCAATTAATCACTACGGTCACGAAGGAGAATACATGTCAGATAATAAATTTAACTACTTTGAGGTTACGACTTCATTTCTTGTTAGGGCAAGAAATAAGTCTGAAGCAGAGAAGACTGCTCTTGGCCGCAAGAATACCAAGGGCGAAATTCTCTCTACGAACACGGCTGTAGAGCGTATCTCCGCCGTAGAAGTTAGGGAGATGCTAGAAATTCAGTAATTATTGGCAAGGAGGGGGCGTTGCTGGTGTGGGTAATGCCCCCTCCTTTAGCATGGAGAAAAAAATGAATACAAAAGTCTATGCTCAAATGGTGGGCAGAAATGAACAAAATAGATATTTAGAGAAAGTTCTGCAGAGAATTTCCGATCAAGTAGATCAAATCATTTTTACCGACGATTGCTCTGATGATGACACACTTTCTTTGGCTAAAAAATACTGTTTGACATACCGAACTTCAGAACCATTATTCCCTAAGCATGAGGGGCAGTTGCGCGCCTATGCCTGGGGTAATTTGTCTGAACACGCTAAGGTCGGCGATTGGATAATTGCCATAGATTGTGACGAAATGCTCTATGTACAAGAAAATCTTGATATTTTAAATATTAAAGATGTTTTAAATAGATCTGAGTTTGATGTAATAAATGTAAAGTTCTATCATATGTGGAATGCAAATCAATATAGACAGGACAAACTTTGGGCACCTAATAATAGTTCACGTATTTTTCGTTTCAAAGAAAATGGTGGATTTGCAAACAGAAGACTTGCGTGTGGCTCTGAGCCATCATATGTTAGAGATTGGATAAGGCAAAGAAATTATTGGTTAAGATCAGGATTAATTATGAAACATATGGGATATGAAAGGGATGAGGATAAAATAGCAAAATATAAAAGGTATTCTACATTAGATAATGGTGAATTTCATAGTATAAATCACATAGAATCAATAATGGATAAAAATCCAATATTAATTAATTGGGGAAATTTTGGAGTATGATATGAAAAATAAAATCAAAATAGCAACCCAAACACAAACTATTCAAACGCTTACAAAAAAAATGTTAGGCAAAAACAAGTATGCTTTTGTATCATTTCCAAAACCCACACTGCTCGCATTGGCTTTATCCGAGAGCGTAGCAATACCTCCATCTTTTGTGAGCGAAATTACTAAATCATTTTTGATCAAAGACCCCGCTTATATGAAAGCAATTCCCCCTTCGTTTACTCATTTTATAGAAAAAAATGATAATTTTGATTTATCTCTTTTTAAAGATGATCCAATATATTTTAATTCATCGACATTAGAGAATTATTATCATTCTAGTAAATTTGTATTTAATGCCTTTGTTGAATTTTATATTAAAAATACACCGTTTATTATTATATCATTTAATGATAAAAAATATATAACTAAACTTTTTGGTTTCCCTGCAGCATATATACATGTTCCCTATAGTAATTATTATGACAGACTTGATCAAATATGCAATTCTATAGATGAAGTCAAAAATCAGGGTAGTGTAGTTATATTAGACTGCCCTGTTTTTTCGGCTGGTTTAGCTCAAACAATTTGGAATAGATTTGATCTTTCTATCCTCGATCTAGGCAAAATAGTAAGTTTTTCAAAAACTGAGTCTTTAGACAGAGCAACATTTAATGAAGAAAAACCATTTAAGAACTGATGAGGAAGATAATCTTTTTCTTATAGATTTGTTATTAGATTCTAATTTAACTTTATCGGCAATAGCTAAAGAAATAGATTTATCTTATAATGATTTAAATAAGAGAATATCTTCTCTTGGTCTTGGTTGGATAAAAGAACAAAAGAGAAAGTCTTCTAGGGGACAATCTGCCTTAACTCATGTTATGAAAAAACTTCTGCCTGGACAGAAGATTCTTAACGAATATCATATTGGTGACAGGCTTAAGCTGGATGTGTATTGTCCATCGTACAAAATAGCAGCAGAGTTTCACGGAAGACAACATTTTTATTATACACAAAGATTTTATGAATCTAAATATGACTTTGAGCAGGCTTTAAAGAGAGATGAAAAGAAAATGCAGAAGTGCCAAGAATTAGGAATAGTTCTTGTTGTTTTTAGATATAACGATCTTCTTACAGAAGAAGCGGTATATGATAGAATACTACAGGCCATAAGAAATGCAAAACCCGATGTAAAAAATAGCCCTGAAAAAAACAATATTAAAAACAATCAATATTATCAACAACAGAAAAAAAAATATAACAAAAGAAAAAGAGATATGTACAAAAAGATGAAGAACAACAACAAGAAGCATTATGACAGATAGATCATTTACGCAAAGTTCTTCTGATCTATATCCGATAGAATATCAAATATTCGCCCTGTCATTTAGGCAGCCGGGCGCAATATCTTTTTTTAAAAACAATCTACAAGTAGATATGGTTGGCCTTTTGGAGGGCCAAAGCGGAATAAATGAATTTTACAAGGCTCTTATTGCCTATTCTACATCTACCGAACTAAACATAGTAGACCCAGTTGCATTTAAAACATGGATGCAGACCGAAAGTGATTTATACGAAGCTTTAAGTGGTCAACACGGTGTTGATCTGATTATGAATGCATTAAGCACTATGGATTTGTCTACTCCAGAAGCTGTAACAAAAGTTATAAAGCATAAATATAATAAGATTAAACAAAGAAATCTTCTTAAAGAACTTGAATTTATTTTAAGTCAAAAAGGTCTTAAGTCCGAAGAAGACCTATCAAAGATGACATCTTTGGCGATTGAGATAACAACCCTCGAAAATCAAATCAACTATAATCCCTACGACGGAGTGGTAACATCTAAAGAAATAATAGAAAAAATTGATTCTCTACTAGATGCTCCAGACTTTCTTCCTACCCAATACAAATCCCTGAATAGAGCCATGGGATATACGAACGATGGGGGTTTTTACAGAGGATCCGTTCATGCAATTATTGCAGCGTCAGGGAAGGGTAAAAGCACATTTGCAAAATGCCTAGTTAATCACTGGCTGGACAATGGCTATAGGGTCTTATACATTAATTATGAAGAAGCAAGAAGTCATTGGGAAAAAATTCTAATGACACAAATTATAGGCAGAAACGTATATGCTGAAATGGCTAAATGGAATGTGGAAGATAAAAATAAATACATCTCTGCATTTATGGATAGACTTATTAAATGGGGTGATCGCCTAATGATTAAGCACGATCCCGACACTCCATATTTTGAGGATCTTGAAAAATGGCTAAGAGAAATTCTTTTACAAAATAAACACATACCAGATGTCATTGTCATCGATACTATTCAATCTATGTTTACCAGATCAAAGGGCAGGGCAAGATGGGGTGAATTTGAGGAAATGATGGTTCGCTTAGAAAAACTTGCAAGAGATATGAATTGTGTTTTAATAATTACAGCACAAGAAAATTCTAATAGAATGAAAGAAAGAAGAGAGGTTGTGCTGCAGTCTGACACAGGCGGTTCTTTGGCAATTCAGCAAAAGTGTGCAGTTACAATATTCATTACTGAAAAAAGGCTTATTAGCGGAGATGACTCAGAAGACGAAAACATTATGCAACTGCAAATACCAAAAAATAGAATAACTGGCTCTACCTTCTCTTATGAGCCACCGCTCGTTAGGTATGTAGATTCAAAAAAAACCTATGAGGAATACGAAATGGTTACTTCTGCATCCTACGATGCGTCTTCGATACTAGATGATTTACTAAATAATGGAGATTTTTCATAATGAAACTTATTACCACAAAATCCCTTAAGGACTATCAAACATGTGCACTTTTATACAAATATAGACATGAAGACAAAATGCCTGAAAAAATTTATGGCAGGGATCTTATATCTGAAAGATTTGAAAACACCATAAAAGAAATTATTTATTACTTTTTTTACAAAAAACAAGGCGGATATGCCCCCTCGTATGCTTCACTTTTAAATAGGTGGGAAAAACTATGGTTTTCAAAAGATATTTCTGATTATGATATTATTACAGAAAAGCATGAGAGCGCCTATGGAAATAATGCTAGTCTGACAACCAAGGCCGCCGCAGTACTTCTTTCTTTTCACAAAAACTTTAGTGATCAAGATTATATACCAATATCAATTAATGATCAATGTGTTGTTCCAATTGGTCAAAGGGCAAAGATTAAATATACTTTTGATGTTATTTTGGCTAAAAATAAAAAATACTATGTAATTAAGTTTTTATTTAATTACAAAGACAGTCATCAAAATATGTATGAAATTGATTTTGCTGCAATGAAGCACGCATATTGTTTTAAAAATCCAACTAAAGTTAAACAATCTAAATTTGGATACATAGATTTTATGCAGCCGAAGATTTTTTTTCAAGAATATGATATAGAAGAAGAGGACATTATGGCTTTAAAATTTTGGACTGAAGAAATAGTAGATGAACAATCATTTGTCCCGAGAAGAGGCCTTACCTGGTACTGTAAAAAATGTCCATTTGATAAGCCATGCTCAAAATGGAGAGGATGGAAAGATGTTAGAAGAATCTGATAATTTTAGGCTTGGAATTCTATTTACAAAAGAACAAACAAAAAAGATAAATCAAATGGCAGAATCTATGAGTTTTTCTGATTTATCAGACTTTATTTATTATATTTTAGATAAAGAATATAATATTTTTATTCAAGACAAGGGTCCAATTTGGAGCGGGGATTTGCAATGAAAAAAACAATATTAGATGATTTATTAAAAGAAGATATATTTTTTAAAAACAATGAAGAAGAAGACAAAATCCTTTTTCCCCTATTGGATGAAATTAATCTTATTTGTTCAATTCATATTAAAAGTTTTGTAAGATCAGTTCTTTTAAAGGCGGAAAATTTTTGGGTGATGCCCTCTAGTTTTTCTGACGAATATCATCCTATCGATGAGCGAGATGAGGGTGGAAATGTTTTACATACAAAAAGAGTAGTTAGAGCAGCAGAAATAATTTGCGAATCACACGTAATAGACACAGAAGAAAAAGATATGATTTACGCAGCATGTCTGCTTCATGATATTACTAAGGGCATAAAGAAGCCTACAGAAAACCAATATACATATGATCCATTTCATCCATATACTGTAGAAAAATTTATTGTATGGTGTATAGACCAGGATAAAAAATACACCTCGGAAGCCTCGTCTACAACTCTTTTTGTTGATGAAATTACTATTGAGTCAATACTTAGATTAATCAGATGTCATTTGGGTCCTTGGTCTCCAATTCCAGAAACAACACCCGCTAATCAATTGGAAATGATAGTTCATTTAGCCGATAATATAGCTTCAAAGCTGCATATAATAATTGACGGAAAGAATATAATAGAGCACAGGTGGAAATCAGATGATAAACAAAAAAATTAACGTTCTACAGAAAAGATTGCTTCTGCTGAATTCCCTAGAGACCTATATTAACGAATCAATTTACTATAGATCCCATAGCGTCGAGATGAAAGAAAATTGCAAATATATAGTATGGAACTATAATCAAGATATTGGAAAGGTTTCTTTAAAGTGAAACTGCCCAAAGATAAAACAAAATTTCTTAATCAGTGGAAGTATGTAGAAGTTGCGAGGTACGTTCCCTCCCTAAATAGAGTCATAAGGGATAAAATTGGCGATAGTCCGCTTTTCTACGATATTAAAAATATTGACGAATATAGAAAACTACACAACAATACCGGGCTATATACTTCGGTTTGGCA